CTCCAAGTTGAACATGATGACTCCAGAAAGTGTATGACACACTGTGAGCTGGATTTACTAGTTAGACTAGAATCTATCATGCAAAAGGAGGTTTGCATCTGTGGCTAGGGATTCCATCCCCCGAGCCCCATACACTTAGTAAGTAAAACTAGGACCTATTTTACTACGGACAAAGTGTACATGGTCTATCTCTTCGATACGGTTGGATAATAAGTAAGTCTTATGATCTTCATGAGCAAACTTTTTGGTGTAATCGTCTTTATTATCGACTTTTACCCACTTACGCTTCTTGCAAGATGCGGCCTGACAATTATCATCGGTCTTGCAGCTACACTTCTCAGTCCAGGCATCCGTGAAAAGAGGAATCTTTTTCACTAGGTGCCAGTTCAGGGCTTCTGTAGCGGCCTTCAGATTAAAGTTAGAGATCTCACCCGTCTCCGGGTTATGTCCCAAACCCAATCCACCCAACTCAAAGGGGTTGAATAGATCAGGTTGAAATGGCATAAGACCCATTTCTTTAACTTTCTCTGCATAGGCGCTGAAGTTGTGTTTCAAGACTTCCATAACACGACCTGCTGGGTCCGCGCTATCGTCCTTGAAATTCCAAAAGTTTCCCTTACTTATACGCTGTATCTCTACAGCCTTATCCGCCCAATTTTGCACCACCTTCTCTATGTCTGAGTCGGACGTCACCTTGACATCCTTACCCATCATCGACAAAAATCCATAATTATTGTACGGCACGATCTCCGTAGCATTAATATAGAATTGTGGACGATGTTCCTCATGACGCTCCTCTTGCCTTATTACATTCCAGATGACCTTACGAGTCTGTGAATTGATCTGAACAAATTCTCTACTAACAAAAGACTTTCCGGGACTCAGCTTCCAACCGAGCTCGTTACAGTAGAATTCCCAGCTATTATAGTGACTGACTGTTGTCTTAAACAATATGTCATCACCATTAATTAAGCATGGTAATTCTTCCAAACGAACCAAGTTGTGATCCGAGACCTTGCCTGGGTCAGTTGCGTTTTTAGAGTTTTCAAACCACTCCAGTATGACGTCTTCGATCATATCCCAATAGCGATCAAAATTTTGTTGGGGAGCGCGGTCCATACAACCCTGAAGACCGGTGTAGTAAGCCGGCGTGATGATCCCTTGGAAGGGACCCATATTAACATTACGTTCCATCGCCTGTCCGACGAGATCTCGCTTATAATCTTCGCAGATTTTTAAGAGAGACTCTTCTA